GCACCAGCACCAGCACCAGCACCAGCACCAGCACCAGCACCAGCACCAGCACCAGCACCACTTCGGCTATTATCGGCAGGAGCGTAAGGAATATTCAAACCTGTTGCGCCTTGCCCCGGATAGTTGCCTCGGTCCGCACTAGAACTTGCGATATTCGCGGGAGCGGCGGCAGGCACAACTGGGGGAGCAGGAGGAGCCGAGCCTGTAGTATTACTAGCTGTACCTCCAAGATAGGGAACCTGTGCGTTTGCTTGCTGATATACAGCTTCGGCTAATTCGCGCTCTTGACGTGCTTGTTCCATCGCGGCTTGGAGTCCCGCGTAGGATTCAGGTTGTTGCCGACGATAGGCAAGACCCCCGCTTGGCCCTCGCAAACTATCACGGATAAGCTGTTCTTTTAGCCTAGCAGAGTCTACCTCGCCCCCTGCATCAAAAGCCACGATTCCGCCTTCAGCCATACCCTGCATATTGGGCGCTGGGAGCGTACCTATACCTACGTCTTCGGGCATGGCTTGTGCCTGCCCTTGCGGTTGTGCCATCCCGGCAATGTTCTGGTCGATTACTTTCGGCTGGGGAGCCATGCCCTGCTGGCCTTGTGCGCTTGTGCGCATTTCTTTGCGGCGGTTGGACTCAGCCAATGCCAGCGTTACCGTGTAGGGGTCGTTCTTGTGCATCTGCGCGTATTGCTGCAACGCTTGGTCTGGCATCCGCGCCAGTTGTGATGTGATTTGGTTGACATTTATCATGGTTTACCCTTATGCCATCCTAGAGATAGCCAACTCAGCCAGACCCGCAGGGCGTTGCTTCTTCGCTTTGACTTTACCACCCTTGGCTAACTTTGATAGACCGTATGCTGCCGTACCCAAACCCGCCAATGTGGCCGTTGTAGATGGTGCTGCTGTGTACAGTGAGCTTGCCGAACCCGATGGCGTGCCGCGCAAGAGGTTGGACTGAAACTCCAGTTGTTGATAGGGAGCACGTTTCTGGTCGAGGAAGTCTTGATACTGCTGGCCCAAGATGGATTGGACTTGTGCTTGTTGTGTGGCTCCAGCAGTTTGTTGCAGTTTGTTGACATCTACACCTTGCTGGAATCCTTGGTTTGCACCCGTAAGCGCGGTCTGCAAGCCCTGAAGTCCCAAACCTGCGCCGTATTGTTTCGATTGTTCTGCAAGCTGCTGCTCGGTGTTGAACTGCGTCTGGCCGCGAGAGTAGGCACTCTGTAGCCCTTGGGCCTGAATGTCACCTTTTTGTGTAGCTAAGTTCCGCGCTGCCTCGGAATCCATGATGGCCTGCCTGCTACCGCCAAAAGCCCCCGCCTGCACTGCCTGCGCCCCACGCTGCGTACCCGCAATACCGGCTTGACGCTCTGCTTCACGTTGTTGGATATTCACCACGTTCTGCATGTACGGGTCCATGTACTGCTGCGAGGTTTGCGCGTTGAACTGCCCCGTGGCGTATGGGTCGTATGAGGTGTTAAGTGCCTGCTCGGTGGCCGCGCCCGTGGTAGCTGACGGCTGCATTGTGCCTGCGGAAGTAAACGCCTGCGTCTGTAGTGTACTAGCGGGTGCTATACGTTCCCCGGTATACGCTTGGTATGGGGTATTCGATAACGCCTCACCCTTACCCAACACGTTTTGCGCGTAGGGAATAGCCCAGTCTGGCAAGTCCTGCGTTTGCGTCACGCTCGAAGGGGATGTGGCGGGGGCGGGACCACTGTCCATTGGATAAAGCCTGCGGTTGTCGCGGGAATACCCGCTGTATTTAGTGCCGATAATCATAGCTCCATCCTCATTACTTTGTGAGTGTTAGTCATCCCCATCTTCTCGTACATGGGAACCAAGTTGTCTTGGCACCAGCACTGTGCTTTGGTAGCTCCGTTCAGACGCATCCAGTGCATCGCGGCTTCAAACACATGCTTGCGGACAATACTCTTGCCGCCCATCAGATGCGCGTGGGCAATGCGGTGCATGGGTAAATCTTGGAAGCTGATTGTCACAGCCCCCGTAATGCCTTCTTCTGGCTCTTCCCACACCAACAAGTGATACAACCCCGTGCGAACACCGTACTCTACCTGCTCGATGGTAACCGCAGTGGGGTCAAGATCAATTGCTTTTTGCAGCAACGGCGCTGCCAGCGGCCAGATAGATGGCAGGATGTTAGGGGGTACGTGGTGCAGCGGCATGGTTAGGCCGGGAGTAGGTTACGAGCTTTCGCATCAACGGCTACTTTGTTTTTTCCGGTCGTTTTGGCTCTGGCCTTCTGCACTCGGTCCATCATGGCGTACAGTTGTTTAGCGCCAGCTTCGGTAGAACCATTACCGAGTTCGGAGACAATCCGCGCTGGCACAACAAACTCACCCTCCGCGAGTCTAGCTGGCTGCTGGTGCTGCCCAATTGTAGCCGGAATAGAATCGGACGTGCCATTCGATTCCAGCGCGTTCGGTCCGCGTAGCAACTGACCGCCATCCGAGTAACCACCCAGCGTACTGATACCGCCTGCGGCAAACTTCTCTGCTCCAGTTTGGGCATCGACTGCGGCATCGCTGACACCCCCGGCGGCATATGCGGGGTTCATATAGGGTTGGTTTGCGCGGGACATTGCCCCAACAGGCCCAGCATCCATAAGACCCCCATCCGCTGCCATACGGGTAAACGTGGGGTTAAAGTAAGTGCGCTGTCCGGACGCTGCCCCGGTGTATCCGGCCTGCGGGTCCTCGACGCGCCTCGGGTCGTAGGAGTAGTTAAAAGGTTGCAGACTGTTTCGGACAGGCATTGTGGTCTTTGGTTGCATACTGTCCATCAACAAAGGCGCAGCGGCTGCACCGCCGTATTTAGCCAGCCCAGACAAACCGCCAATCCCTGTTTCCTCTACGCCTTTTGACGCGGCTTTGCCTAGAAGCGCATCGCGGCCTTCACTGGTGCCTAACGATTCAATGCCCCGCATTGCCTGCGAACCGCCTGCTTGTAATCGGTCGAAGAAAGACAGCTCTGGCGTGGGGGCGGGGGGGACGTATGCCGCAGGTGTTATGGTGGGACTTATTGCGGCGGCATTAATTGGGGAGACTGCTGCGGCATTTGATGGAAAGCTGGTATTGCCGTATGCGCCCATTTGATCGTAAAAAGAAGGAGCCGCGCCTGCTCCCGAAGCTGCAGTCTCTAAACCCGCAGTTGCTGCGGGGGCAACATTTTGTGCAAGCGCTGCATTGATAGCTTGTTGTTCGGCTAAAGACCCGGCACCTGCACCCATATTGGCCCCGACCGCTCCAGCTCCAGCCGCCGCTCCTGCACCCATCAACCCGCCAGCCAGTCCAGCGCCGCCGTATGCGCCCAAGCCCGCCATCAGACCTTTTGACAGACTACCCGTAGCCAACCCCATACCGCCACCCACAATACCTGCGGCCATCAAAGGGGCGACTCCAGTAGCAGCCAAACCAGCACCCACCACCATTGGCAAAATGCTAGACAGAAAGCCTGCTTCGGCTAATCCTGTATCTGGGTTGATCGTGAGGGAGCCGCCATGTGCTTTGGCAAGCGCCTGCAAGCCCGATACTTCGCCCTTGGTCATGTGAACAAGTTGTGTGTCTGGACCCCTGCCGCGAGAGGCGAGGTGTTGTGCAGCAATTTGTAGGCTCATGTTTTAACTTTCAGTACGTTACCTGCGGTGGTGTCATAGTACACGTCCCCTACCCGAAGACTAGCTAAATCGGCCTGTGTCGGCAAACTAAGCGTAAAGGTGTTCGGTACACTCGGGTTCGGCTGTACAAAACTTAGCCCCGCCACAATACTACCGCCTATGTTCTGCGTTGCCACGGCGACTGGCCCCACGTTGTCCAACTGGTTGAAATACAAGCGCAGCGCCTGCAAAAGCTGATTCATGTACCGCGCATCGTATTCTACCGGAGGGGACGGTAGTTGGGGGGCTTTGACGTTTTTTTGGCTCATATCTATCTCCGGCCATCAGCCCTAATGTCGAGTGCCGGTACGCCTAATTGCCACTGTACGCCTATATCGTTGGAACTGATACGAAACGCCATCTGCCGACCCCGAACGCGAGTGTAGACAATCTGCGTAAACTGCTGCACGTCGTAGTTCCGCTGCCCTTGGTAGTTCTGCGTGCTTGTAACAGAAGGCACGGCTGCTGCGCCGTAGTTGGCTCCCGGATTCTGCCGGGGTTTTAGCGTCATTGTGACTGCTGGGTTGTCTACCGTAGAACCGTTAAAGCTAATATCGGGCACCATTCTCCAGACAAACCCGTAGTTCTGCCCGTCTCCGATGTTCGAGTCCGCTGACTGTATGAACGAGCTAATAGCGCTTGCCGGAGTAGTTGTGCCGTCGTCTACACCGTCTTCATGGTAGATTATCTGCCCGTTATACCCTGCTGCCATAGGGTTTCTACGTAGGGGGCTGTCTAACCATGCAGTACGCGCCATGTTGCCGTACGACCACACTCTTTCAAGGTGGTTATAGATGACGTAGCGATCAAGCGTATCGGAGTTGGCGGAGCAATAAAACCACCACACCTCGTTAAAACCCTCGTTCGTACCTGCAAAAAACTGGTACGACTGCGCTAAATTAATGTCACCAAAAATGTACTGGCGAAGCGGGCACGCAAGTGTTTCTACCCGACCTGAATAAAGATAGAACTTGTCGGCCCCCATCCAGTACGTAATGTTCGCTGCCGTAGCTGTGGCGTTTGGCCCCGCAATCGATATGTTGTCCGCCATAATCTGAATGCCCCAGACGTACGGTGGGCCAAGGTACTGCATCGAATACAGCGTAGCGTCCGTCCAGACCAGTATTTCTTGCCGCGTTTGGGTCGTGGAGACGATACTAGAACCCGTACTCAAGCGGTAGCTGCCTGCCTGATTGGTGATTGCGGGAGTCCAAACTGCGTAGTTTTCTTGGTCAGACCACCGGATAAGCAGGGGGTCTTGTACGGCGGAGCCGTAGTCGTTGCAGCCAAACGCAATAACAAAACGTGACCCGGAGGACACCCTAACCGAGTTGAGTACTGTTGGGCATCCGGTATCGGTTGTGTAGGGCGCAGGGCTTGTCGAGGATAGCTTTACGGCGCGGTCGTAAATTGTGGGGTTGGCGTTTACTTTCCAAAGATACAGTGCGCCGCCATACGGGTTTAGCACGAGGTCTTGCCCGTAGTTTGCTTGACTCCAAAACCGTAGCTGTGTAGCTACCCCCGCAGTAGAAGACAGCCCCCATCCGGTAGGGGTAAGCGTTCCCGTCACGCCGCCCCAGCCACCAGCACCCCACCCATTACTGACAAAAAATGTTTCAGGTCCGACAGATATTTGATAAGTAAAAGTCGCTGCGCCTGTTGTCCCTGAAGACGTGGCCGGAGATGACACCGTGATTGTGTACGTGTTTACGGTAAGTACCGTTATCCGAAACTCTTGGTTCAGCGCTGATGCGGGGATGCCGTTGACCGCGCCAGCAACCCCTGAAATAGTTACGAAGTCCCCCGTCTGCCCACCATGCGAGGTGTCGTTTATCGTTACAGTAGTAAGCGATGTGGTGGTTGTAAAGGCGTTGGAAGCTACTGTACTGGTTGCCCGAATCGGGGTTATGTCGTACAGCGTACCGCCACGGGATGCCTGAATATAGTATTTCAGGTTCGTCCCAATGCCCAGCAGGTTGTACCTAGCTAGCGTCACCCAGTTCCAAAGAGCACGAGCAACACCCCAGAACGAACCTACAGGAGGCATCAGACCTGTTGCGGGAAGCCCCGTGTCTTTAGTCCAACCGCCCAGCTTCTCAGGATATCCCGAACGAAAGCGCACGTTGTCCATCTCGTACCACGTACCTTCATTGGCTAACGTCGTCGATTCTCTGGATACACCCGGTCTTAGGGAGAGTTTTTGTAAAGCCACGGCGTATTTTTCCTCATGTAGTCATGGTCGAGGCTTCGGCTGTTACCTCTGCAACACGCCTGCCCCAGCCTTTACCAAACGTATCCCACGCAGGAAGGGCCATCAGGAATGCTAACCTCTCGGCATTGTAGTCGGCTACAAGTTTACTGCTGTCAATATTTGTAGCTTTGAGCAAGGTCTGCGGTCCGATAACACCATCTTGAGTAACGCCCAAAACTTTTTGCAGCATCTTGGCGGCTCTACCGGGGCCGGAGTTAACCGCGAAATCGAACACCGCTAAGTCAACACCAGACGGCAAATCATCACCTCTCACTTTATCCCAATACTTCTGCTTGTACATAGGGGCCACAATAGCCGGAGTAAGCGCTCGCATTTCTCTCTCGTCAACCGGATGCCCGACCCACTCTTCCCAAACGCGCTGCGTAACACCGAGGTTCGTCATGCCGCCGGGGTCTTTTTCGTGGAAACTGTAGCCGCCTTCGTGCTTCATCAGGGCAACCATAGCGGGGAGAAGGTTGATGTTCATTTAGCCGCCACACCTTTGATTTTCTCGACTGTTCTCAATCCGCCCAAACCTAACATACCTAAGAGCAGGGGCATCATCTCGGTTAAATCGGCGGGGGCTAGGTCTAGCGGGTGACCCAAAATTGCCAGTACTGCTTTTACGGCGGGTAAGGCTATCCAGTTCCAAGCGCAGCCTGTGCCGCATACCCAGCCGATAAAAGGTCTCCAGCCACTAACGAAGACGCTGGGATTAGCCGCTTCTACCTTGTTAATGTCGAGTTGGCCTTGGACGACCATGACCGCAGCGGCGAGTTGTTGCTTTTCGGCTTCGGTTTTGTCAGGCCAGATTTTATTGACAACGGTTCCAACCAAGTCCGATACCGCGCCGAGTCCCGTGATGTCAAGTGCCATTACTTGCCTTCCGTATGTGCCAGCCTTTAGGGTCTTTCGCATCAAGAAACGCTGCAACGGTTTTAGCAACCCAGCGGCGGTATGACCATTCGGTAGCGTCTTCGTTGTAGCGGCTTAAGCGCTCGGTGACTAGCTCAAAAAATGGAAACGTCACGCCCTTAAATGTGACCATGCGGAAGGCATATGACAGCCTTAAATCAAGGCATACCACGGGCAATATCAGGAAGTTGCACAAACCGTCCAGCAGCACGGCAGGAATAGCCAGAGCAGCATCCACCTGGTAAACATGCACAGGTGACAAGCCTGCATCATTGGCGCGTTTCGCTGCCATCACAAAGCCGTAGCCGACATACAGAGCAGGCGGGATGACGACAGCCAGAACCAGCCAAGCCGCCGTGATGTAGAGCAGCCAGCTCATAGCTGCTTCCGAAGTTCCGCTATCTGCGCTTCAAGGTCAACCATCGCCCGGTAGCCACGATTGCTGGCGTAGTAAATGGCGTGTACTTCATCGCGGGTCTTGCCTTCGGCGGCTGGGCTTCGGCAGGCCACAGTCAATGCGGTGTCAATTGCAGCTTGGCGGTTCAACTTGCGCTGGTCGTCGATGTGGGTCTGCTCAAGTGCGCGGATTTGGTCGATGGCTGTGGGCAGGCGAGAGATTTCCCATGCTGCGATTTCTTCGGGTGTGGCTTCGCGGTCACCTATTGCCATATCGCCGATGTAGAGTTGATTTTGTGCGTTGATGTACATGACGAATCCTTAAAACTTTGACAGGCAAACAAACCTGTATTTCCAGCTCGCGTTGGTCAATTGGATTGGCGTGCCGCCACCTGCGGGATTGGCTGAAAAAGGATTGCTCGCACCGGGAGCTGTTGAGATTGACATGGACAGTCGTCCCTTGCGGATAGCTATAGGGACAAGGTAAGTGCCAGAAACGCCAGACGATAGTTGGTCAATGCGGTCCCCCACTACAAAACCGCTGTCGTTGGTCGTGCATTCAACCTCAAACTGGCTAACAAATTCCTGTGAGCCAAGGTTGTGATTAGCGCTTACCTGAACGCTTGCCGCTGGCAGTGTTGCCACCCATGCACCTGTGAATCGGCGCATCAACTGATACCAAACAATCGCAGTAGTAACACCGCCAGCAACAGTGACCTCACCCACAAACACGCGGTAGACCTGAGCAGCGGTTGAGCCGTTTCCGACCTTCATCGTCATCTCTTGGATGTTGAAAGTGTTTTGTAAATTGGTGATGCTGTACGTACCGCCCCACTGATAAACAGGTGCAAGGGTTGTGCTGCCCGTGGTGCAAGTGTTATCAGCCGCAACGTCAATATACAGGTACATCGTGCCGTTAGTGCTCAAGCCAGTCCACGAGGGGTTAGTAATTGAGCCTGTGCGGTTTGTCGTGCCGTTAGCCGAAGTGGGGATGATTGTGCCAGCGGCAGTTACCGTGGTTGAACCTGTCGAGCCACCAAAAGTTGAGAAGCCATTAGAGTCGACCGGGCCGCTCTGAACTGTTTGGCGAACCGAAGCAATTGGGTACGGCTGTGTGTTGCCATCAGCGAATTGAAGACCCGCGTCTGATAGTGAGGTAGTAATTTTAATTCCCCTTAAATTGTGCAGAACTCATGGAGTTCACGCTTGGCTTGTAAATAGGCAAACGCGGCTTTCTCCGGTGTCTCAAATACACCGAGATCAACGCATTTTTTGTTTTTAGTAATGCGAGACCTCCAGCCGTTTTGGTGGGCATTAACACCAAGAAGCCCTATTTTGTTATTGGCCTGTGCAGCACGTTTATTCTGCGCATTTTGAGTACTCGTGGCTTCTCTTAAATTGGCGATGGCATTGTTTGTCCCATCACCATTTACGTGGTCAATATGCTTTAGCGGTAAGTACCCATACACATAGAGCCACGCAATTCGGTGTTGTAGGTATGGCCTGCCTCTGATAAACATCGACTTGTACCCAAGCAAGGTTGTATGGCCTGTAGCCGCCCCGTCAGCCAGAGTAATTTCTCCCGTATCTACGTCGTATGAGTACGCCAATCTAACCTCGGCTTGCGTAGGGGGCACGTGACTTTTGTGCTTATTTCTTGCAATTGCATTACGGCATTCTTTGCAGTGGGAGAAAAATGCGCCTGCTTTTCTAGTGTCGGCGCTAAACAGCGTTGTTGGCTTCTCTACCTCACACGACCCGCATAGTTTCAGTGCTGTTGTCATTTTGGAAACTCCTCTTTAATCGCCGTGATTGCGGCTTTCCATGCGTCCATGCCGCCGTGGTACAGCAGGTCAAGCTGGTCAGCAATTGATGGATACGCTGCTGCGCGTTTGGCTTTGTATGCGTTGGGGTCAACCCATGCCGCTATTTCGTCTTCAGTAGGTTTTACTTGGCTTTGCTCAGGCCATACTAAGCCGCTGTAGGCATCACCATCAAGTGACCATTGCGCCCCCGGACACATTGCCGCTAGTATTTTAGGAATATCCATTAGGCACCTATCCTTTGCAGTGTGATTGTTGAAATGCCACGAGCGCGGGATGCTGCATCTTCATCGTTGTTAGAACGATTGACGAAAAATGTACCCGTACTATCAATATTATTAAATTGAACTTGGTAAGTTTGGGCGGTTGTCGCCGAAGGGCTATCGTAGAAACTGAAGCTGGCAGATTGGATAGACGCTACGTTTTGTATTACCGCGCCTGTGCTTTCGCGTGTTCTAGACCCAGCAGCATCCCCAATACCAATTGCCGTGCCACCGCGTGTAATACGGAAAGCAACACGATCAGCGGCAGATGAGCCTGAGATTGATAAATTGACCGTTATCAAAACCTTGTCGGTATTGACCATTGCTGGGCTAGTTGTTGTAGCTGCTGACAAACCCGTAATGTCTACCCATGATGAAAGCGTTGCTGATGAAAAGGTGTCGGTTTTTGTTGTGGAGACGACCTCTTTCAATCGTAAATCCGATGTTAGTGCTACCGTTCCCGTAGCGTCAGGCAGTGTCAGCGTTTGAGTTGAGTTGGTGACAGGCGCGAGTAGGGTGACTGAACCACTTCCGGTGGCGCTTGCTTGGTTGATTAGTGATGCCATTTATGCCACCCTTGTGATTGTGAACATTGAGTTACCTGAAGCAGAACCGCCTGCTGGCCCTTGGGCGCGTACTACAGAGCCGCTAGCTAAGTAAAGGCACGTTGCTGCGGTAGAAACATAACCCACACCGCCAACTGTTGATTCGCACAACTGGTCGGCTATCGCTATGCTTGCAAAGGATGTGGATAATTGCGACGAATTTAAAGAAGTGCCAAACTGCGCTCCGGTGGTTCCTGTGGCAAACCCCATGCTAATTGCGTAAACACCATTTGCATTGATTGTGAAGCTGGCTCCAAGAGTTGCCGAGTCTGTATAAGTTATATCGGAGCCTTGGTTTGTTACCGTGGTGGTGTAGCGCCTAATGGCTGTGTTTGTTGAGCCAGTTCCGTTATCCGTGTGCAGCCGAACCATACTTGGCAAAGCACCCACCTGTGTAGTCGCAGGAATCACTGAACCCGCAGGTAGCCCCCCTGCCGACAACCCTGAAATTGTCCCGTTGCCATCAATTGTCATTGGCATATCGAATCCTTAAAGTACGACCCAGCGTGAGCCGCTGGATACGGTGACTGTCAAACTTGAAGGCACGGTGAACGGGCCAACAGAAGATGCGTTGTAGCCCGTGGCTACCGTAGTGCTTGCGACAAGCGTCTGGGCATTAAATACCAAGCCGTTGATGGCTGTGATGCCGTTGGCTTGAAGTTCGCCTGTGCTTGGCTTGTAAAGTAAGTTGGCGTTGGATGTGCGTATCGCAAGCGCAGTACCGGAGGTGGCCGACGCGAACAGGGGGTATAAATTGGTCGCTGTAGCGGTGTCGTTGCTGATCGTTGCCCCGCCTACCGAAGCCCATGCTGTACCGTTATACCCCTCGAATTCGGTCAAGGTGCTGTTGTACCGCAGGAAGCCCGGTAGGGGTACGGCATCTCGCTGCGCTGTGGTGCCAGCAGGCGTTACAAACGAGCCAGTAGGCGCGGTTATCGACAGGTTATCGTTCTGGATAGCAAAGTTAGTGCCGTCTGACCAGATAGCAACCTTCCTACCCGCTGGGATAACTACCCCCACACCCGCAGCCGTCGTGTTACCGATGATGGTGGAGTTGTAGACCGTCGCTGCGTATGCGCTGGCGTTGTAGATGATGTATGTTTTTTCAACCGGGGGCGCGTACACCGCAAAGGGGGCAGTCGTCGTGGTTGTAAACGCCAGCACCATATTCCGCGACTGGTCGGGAAGTCCACTGAGGGCGGTCAAAGCCTGCGCTGCCGATGTAATTGATACTGACTCGTAGCCCGCAATTGCTGCTTCGATCAGCGTGCCTAAGTTGTTGTTTGTAGATACCCCCCAAACTCCGGCTTGGTCCCCAGTCGTAATTAACTCAATTCGCAGTGATGGTGAGTACGTGCTCATGTGTGGTTACCTTGTGTATATTGTGCCTGTAAACGGGTCATACCACAACCCAACGCGAACCCGACGGGACCGTTACCGTTACGCCAGAATTGATGGTGACTGGACCTGCGCTCATGGCGTTATTACCGGTGTTGATGGTCGAACTAACCGTTATTGTGCTTATGTTCTCGGTGTACCCCATACCGCCCATGACCGCACGTCCTGCCGGGTAGACGACAAACACATCTTTGGTTCCCGCAGCAAAACTCACAAGTGCCCCGGAGCTGGATGAGTCCAAGACCGTTGTTCTAGATAGGGTGGTACCTGAAGCGGTGTAGGTGCCGATGCCGACTTCCCACGTATTCGCTATTGAGTCTGTGATTGTGTAGTACGTTACGTTGCCATTACCAATGACAGAAAAACCCTGAAAACCCGCAGCAGCACCATTGAGCGTGATCGTGCCCGTACCCGTTGTGGTGGTACTGGATTTGACGCGATCTTTAACTACGAGAGGCATGTGCTGTCCTTACGGAGAAGTTTTAATTATCTGCCACACAGTACCTTCGGCGGTATTGATGACCTGCCATGTAGTGCCGGTACTGGTCCCCACATTTTGCCACGCCGTTGTTTGGTTGTCATTGATGATTTCCCACAACCGGGCAGCGAGCACACTATCTAAAGCAACTCCGTTTTCAAGCAGAACTGCCTGAAACCCAACTAAGGTATTCGCGGCATCAACCCCGGACACTGCTTCAATAACTACAACGGGTACCCCAATGTTCCCTAAGAGCAGGTCCTCCCCGGAAGCAGCCTCAATAACCACAACAAAAGTGCCTGTATTGCCTATCAGTACGTCAACCCCCGATGCAGACTCGCTCGTAACCGCACCAAACACTGCACTTACTGAAAGCGCTTCAACCCCAGAGCCTGCTTCGGCTACTAGGGTTGCAAAAATAATGCGGCTACTGATTGCATCAACGCCAGCCCCCGTCTCACTGACGGCGGACAACACACTAAGATTTCCTACAAGAACTTCAATGCCGGACCCCGCCTCGTTGACGGTGACCAAGTACACGCTACCGTTTAGGGCAGCGAATGGTACGGTAGCAAATGAAGCGCCTGCAAACACACAGCCTCTTACGTAGCAGTCAAGCTAAACTGGTACGTCAAGTTAACGGTGTCGCCCGATATAACTGACCTGTCGCCGGGAGACTGAAAGTCGGCTGCGGAAAACAGTGTACCCGTAGTTCCGCCCTTGGTATTGCTACTGGTAAGAAACGCTCCGCCAACTACCGTAGAGGCGTTGGCGCTAAACACGGCAACGGATGCTGAATTACTGATAACTGAGGGGTTCGCTGTGGTGGCTGCGCCAAATACTGCCTGTGGGCGTGTTGACTGTGTGTATGCGGTTACTTCGGTCCATCCAGCGTGGGATGACATCGTGTCGCCAGCGGCAGGGGTATTGCTAGCACCTGCACCATACAAGCCCAGATACCACAGCGCCGTGTACGCGGAACCCGAAAAGTACTTGTCGTTCATGTCTTTAAGACCGACGTTGACCACGAGGTTATGCTCTTGGTCTTGCCACTTCAATTTGCCGTCTTTGTCAAAACACTGGATGGTAAATACACCACTAGCGCTTACGTTTTCGTTGCTCATACGAACTCCTAGTAGATGCGAAGCAGTGCTGCCGTGTCTGTATTGGCGGGCATCTGCACTGTAAATGTGTTGACAGCGGTTTTATCGGCCCCGAAGTCTAGTACTGCAATAGCTTTGTTGCCCTTGCTGGCATTGTATATTAACCCGCCCCGCGCAGTAAAGCTAGCCGGACTCCACACAGCATTGGTAAAACCCACGTACGCTATACCGTTGTTGGTCATAACTGTCACGCCCGTAAGCACGTTGCCCCCGGCGGTGTAGCCTGTACCTGACGTTTCCCCTGCGGTGGCGTACACCGTTGTGTTTGCATCGAGGTCTGCGGAAGCCAAGAACAGGGCTAGCTTGATTGTGTCGGTGCCAAAATTCTGCACCCCTAGCAATAAGTCTTGCTTGAAGCTGGTTACGGCTGTTTGGGCGATGGTCATGTGACTTTAACCTTTGCTTGGCCGTCGCGGTATCCGTCGCCGCGTTCGAGGCCATCTCCGAGACGCTTAGCCAGTGCAAGTGCTTCGTTGTACTTGGTGTTGTACAAAGCAACCATGTCGGCTTCACCTTTCATAAAAGTAATCGCCTCCACGAGTGCGCCGTACAACAATACGGAATCAAAATTGTCGCCCAGCCATGTCTGACCTGACGTTGCAACCGTGATGGACTCCGGGTAGTAGTAGAAATGCAACTCAACAGCGTATGCAGCATCGGGAGTTGGTCCCATGATGAGCGACAGCTCGTTGGTTATTACAGGTGGGTTGTTGTTGGTCGTGGTCGGGCCAAACAGGGCGTAGTACTTGGGGAACCCGGTGGAAGTGGGTGTGGGGTATGCCTGCCGAATGAAGTTGACATCTTTGTTCAGCAAATACTCGTACCTACCTGTTGCATCTACAACCGCCAAAGAGTACACCGACAGAAAATCAGCCGGAGTGGACAGGTACTTATTACCGGAGGTCAGCACGCCCGTCATATTCTTGCGAATCGAGGGGAACTGCACAGTGTTGTAAATGCGCTGCTCTGTCTGGCGTATGAATACCGGAATGTTATCCAAAAACTCTTGCTCAAAGTTCTGGGTGTAGGCAGTGATTGCTGCCGTCAATTCGGTATAAGTCATCTCGTCTCTCAGGCCATCGGGCCACGGGCGGTAATACCGCGAGTAGCTGCACCATTGCCACGCGTTACAGTGCCGTCCGTCTTGGTCGTCTCGTTGCCAGCAGACTTGCTCAGGTTCCCAACGCTAATGTCGAGGGAGTCCAGCTTGCTCAGGTTCGGCATCTTGCCCGGATTGGCTTCCACCGTCACGGACTTACCGGACATGGTGTGCGGTTTAGCGTATGCAGCCGCTTGGAGGTTGTTCACTTTGGTAGCCATGATTAACCTCGCTTTTGATTTGCCACACGAGCCAAGTTGCGACCTACGCGCATCATCTCTTCGCTGGTAACACCCGCGCTTTTTTTACCGCCTTTGTAGGCAGGAGCGGTTGGGCCGCTTTCACCGAGGTTTTTGCCTTCGGTCTTGCCTTTTTTGGCGATGCCATCTGCTGCTGATTTGAATGCCATGATCGACTCCTTACGTCGTTTGAACCGTTACTGTACCGATTATCACACTTAAAGACAAATAGTTGGGCGTTAAAGCGTTGTCAAAAAAGCTAGCCCCGCCGACTGGTGCCCAGCCCCACTGAATATTGCGACTGCCTTCGCCCTGATAGCCGTCTGCCAACAACCCCGAAACCACGTAGCTCCGGTCTGGTCGAGGGTTTCTAACGCCTTGTGGGTCGTCTATCGGAAACGTCCCAAGCATCAATTGCGGCTGATCTGGGTTCCAACACTCCCGACAAACGAGATTATTAATATTGCGTCCTTTGACGACTTCCGAACGCAACTCTGTCAGCTTGAACCTGAACGAGCACCTATCGCACTCACTTATACTGTTTTTACCAGAAGAAAACTTATTGCCCATGATTTAGATGAACTGCTGGCGTGGTACAAAACGAACCGCCGCTTTTTCGCGGTCTTCCGAACTTGCCAAATCCCAAGCCTCGTCATACTGAGCTTTCAAAACGCCAAGGCGTTCCAGCCCTCCGGGTATCTTCAGAGCCAAGTAGTAGGCCAGCCCTGCCACCATGCAGGGAATAAACCGGAAGGGTACTGCCATTGTGTTCACGCCGTCGCCAGCATCATCAATGCGCTTCATGCGCCAGTACACGAACGTGTAGGTCTGACTTGCATCGGGCACGGGCCATACGTGAATCTGGGGGGCGGGCTGGAGCCGCTCAATCCACACCTGAATAGGACGTGCTTGAGTTAATTTGTTTGGAATCGTAGCGTAGGTAGAAACGCTAATCCGCGTGATGCTAATGTCCGCCTGTGTAGCGGCGTTGCCTGTGCCCGTACGAATGACGTGCTCCAGAAGGTCTACCGTGTCTGCTGGGAGGGTGTAGGTGGATTGGCCGGGGATTAGCGTTATGGACCCCTGCTCAAACGTCCACATATTAATTCCGCGATTGGCCCAGTCAGCGAATAAAAGGTTCAAAGACCTACGAGCAGTCTTCAGGTCATATCCGGTACGCAACTCGGAACCGACGCGCTCAAACGCCTCCTCGACCAGTTCTACTAGGTCTAGGTTGAAGGTAGCCGTGCCGGAAGTTGCCATTATCTAAACCCTACTGTTTTCTTTGCTGTGCGTTTGGGCTGGGCTACGAACTGTTTGCCTGCCGCTTTACCAGCGCGTTTAGCTTTCGTTGTCGCGGCGTACTCCGCTGGAGTAAGTGATTTTATCGCCTTTTCGGGCAAGTACCGCTCCCCCGTCTTAGAAGACGGTTTGCCAGACTTGGTGCGCCATTTCTGATCGCCCCAGTCTTTAAGGGAGTGCTGTGGCTTTTTAATCACGATACCCGCCGCCACGAGCCTTGTATTGTTTTGCTAACAGTTGGGATTTACGCCCGCTCCATTGTCCTGCTGCGGTTCCTTGCGTAGCCTGACTTTTGATGGAATTAAAAATCTTCTTGCGAAGACTAGGCTTGGTGTAGTTACCCGCAGCGTTGACTTTACCGCCGTCTTTGAACTGCGTGAAGGCTGTGTCGTCCTTACGGGCTTTCTTCTTGCCGCCGGGCATCTTACTGGGGGAGATTGCCCCCATGCCTCGGCTTGCCATCATACCATCCGACCTTTTGTGTGGCCCTTGGAGCAGATGCCATCCGCACGCGTAACGCCGCCTTTAGCCAGCTTCAGGGTTGTGCCCTTGCCGCCCTTGTGCTCTTGCGCGTCATGCTGCTTGAATGCTTTCGCAATCATGGCCTTGTCTTGCATTTTGTCCATTTTTGTGGACTCCATATCTTTAGCCATCAGCACTTCCCGCCTTTCTTCATAGCGATCATGGTGCCCTTGGTCTTACCCTTGGACTCGATGCCGCCACCTTTAGCCATCTTGGTCGCGCCGCCTTTTTTCATGCCCATCATCTGCTTTTTGTCCATCATCATTTCCGATTTAGAGCCTTCTTTCATGCCCTTTTTCTCGGTATCTTTGCTGGACTTTTCAAACGCGCCCATTTTGTCAGCGCCTTTTTTCTTAGCCATCATTGCCATGAAGCCGGGGTTCATTTTAGAAGCCATAACAGTACCACCTTTTTTTAACCCTGCTTCAGCCTCACGCCGTTTCATAACAGCATCATTTCCAAGCGGAGCAGTAACCGCTTCTTTTGAGGACGTATCTTTTGAAAAATCAGCGCGACCTAGCACGCGGTCTGCTGCATAACCGGAAAAGCTACGACTTTTAGCACGCTCCGCATCGGTAGCTATCCTATCTTTTTGCGTTGCCATAATCTCACCACCTTTTGAGAATTTACGGCCTTTGTCGGCCTTGTTAAAGTCTTTGCCCACGGACTGTGGGACTCCTACTTTCTTGGCAAACGATGGCGAGTGGGCAATCGCAGCCATGAAATTGTGTTGTTTAGCGCTGGTTGACGGCACTATCTACCCTCGGTGTACCAGTGAAAGAGCTTAACCAGAATCGCGCCTAGTGCCCCACTAGCGCCGCCCACCATCATCAGTACTTTCCAACCACCACGGGCTTCTGCCAGTGTTGAGCTGATACTAATAAGCGTAGCTTGCATGGACTCCATCTGCTTGAGAATCTTATTCATATCCTCTTGAAGATGCTTAATATCTGCGGCGTGTGTCGCAAGTTCGCGTACCATATTCAGGTCCTGTTTGTGGTCATCAGCCATATCAGCACTTCCATCTTGCTAGTGATGCAGCCTTACGGGTCGGCTTGCCTTTTTCATCCTTCATAGGCCCCGGCATACCGCTCATCCGGGCGCAGAACGAGTCCTTGCGCTTACCGCCTTGGGGTTGTGGAGCTTTCAAGTTGCTACCTGTAGCTGCATTATGTTTAGCGCGGCCTTTGGCCGTCAGACCCGCCCCTTTGGAGACCGGCAGCTTTTCACCACGACCTACAGAGAGAACTGGACTTTTTTTCTTAGTAGCCATTACGCTTGCCCGTTATTGCTTATCAGTACGCCCTCGAAGATCGTGCCTATAGCCAAACCCGCGCCGCTGGATTTGAATTGGAACTGCACGTCTGTCTTTTCAGTAAACTTTAGTGGGAACTGCGCAGCAAACTCAAACGTGTTTAAAAACGGTGCTTGTGACACAACATACTTTGTGCCTGCGGGGGACAGTGTTTGCGCTCTAAAGGTTGCAAAAACACCGGACGTTACTGAAGTGGATGACCACGCTCCAACGTGTGTCCCAAACAGACTATATCCTGCGGGTACAGTGTAAATTGACATATTGCTCTGACCCGTGTCAATGGCAATCTGTCCATAAGTAATACCGCCGTTTTTTGCAGTAATCACACCAACGGGGTTAACGCTATCGGGCAATACATCTAACTGGTTCACACGAAAAAACAGAGCCGTTGTTACAACTGGCGTTGTACCCGTAAGGGTAACGGTCTCATTGATCGGAACGTAGTTAGTATCTAGGCCAAAAATAATAATCTTGACGGCAGTGTCGGACACGGATGTGCTAACAATACTCATAGCCACTGCGGAAGCTGGGTACGTGTACGCCACGAGGTTTTCCCAAGCGGGAATAAAGCCTGTATTGGGTATAGCTGCGCTGTAGCCAAATAAAAATACTGACTGATGCCCCGTGATCTGACCACGACCTACTTGCAGGTCAAAAGGCTCATTGCGGCCCGTGCGGGTTACCGAAGAAACAACTGACGTTGCCATATTAAATCTCCTAATAAATAAGGGCCGAAGCCCCCGAGATTAATTATGCCGAGGCGGGAACCATTGCACCATCGGTGTTGCGGACGACGTAGGCAACAATAACAGTTACCGCACCCGTGACCGACGCACCAGTAGCTGTGAGAAGAATTGCAGCATCCGTAGAGCCAACGTTAGCTGCTACTGGAGTGAAGGTAGCACTGTTGGTTACCACAACCGTATTTGCAGTAGTAATGGTAGATGCAGTATTTACATCAACACCAGCAATACTAGCTTTCAGCGTTGTAGCCGAAGCAAACAATGTGGTCGTCAGGAACTGAACCGAAGTTACCGCTGAACCAGCAGGAATAAAGCCAATGGTAGTTGGAGTAGCCGCAATAGCAATGACTTGTGCAGCGGTCAGATTGAACGTCTGGGCGACAATTGTGCAGCCGGTATTTTGAACCAAGCCCGCAGTGGTGCCGGTGGTGTAGCGTACGTTGCCAACGCGAACGGGGCCAGAAAGAGTTGCGAATCCCATGATGTATTCCTTACATGCAAGTTAAGCGTATCAATCTGCATGTCGTCTGGCCGGAAACCAGTTTGATACGCCGGTAAGTCCGGATTGCCTTATTTATACCACGTTGAGAATTAGGGTGCAACAGATTTTTTTGTTTTTAGCAAGTCGGTTGGCCCGCCATACTGGATACACCAATGGACGGTGACTTAGACGTTTTCGTAATCCGTTACGAAAACAAAAACGCCGTAAAAACGTACCTGATCTGAACTAATAACACAACCAGACGTAAAAAAGGAGCCGAAGCTCCTTTTTTGATAGCAAGCCAGCTAGGCTGGCTGCGTGTTCGCTTAAGACGAACCGCTTGAACCCCACATTCCGAGTGGATCGGAAAATCCAAACGCGTAGCGCTCGCGGCTTTTATATCTTACATTCCCCGTATCAAAGTCCCCGTCCATCGAGTTGTTCAATGGGGTACGCTCGAAGTGCTTCAGGCCGTTTGGCACGTCTGTGCAGAGGAACCAAGCGTTCGTGTCTGTCAAGAAGTGGTTGACCACGTAGCCTTCAGGAATCGAACCGTTGTTCTTCAAAGCGTTGATATCGTTGTCGGTAGTACCAACACGCAGGCTGGTTTCCAACAGACGGGTAGCAACGAATTGCAGAGCAGGCGGCACAATCATTTTGCGGGGCTTGGCGGCGATCAAAAGACCGCGCTCATCAGTCCATGCAGCGATTTGAATCACAGCATTTTCCAGTGAGGTTTCGTTCAAGTCAACGCCAGTCGTTGGGCTGTTGAAGTTAACGCCGCCGTTGACGAGTGGGTGACCCACACGAGCGCTGGAAGAGTTAACACCGAACAACGAAACGCCGTCACCGCCGAGGAAAGAACCGCTGAAGCCGTTATTCACGACAGCCGCTGCTTTAACCTGCTTGGTGTAGGACATGGCGCGGGCCAGACCCTTGACGTAACGAGCCGACAAGCTGTCGTACAGGTTATCTTCGACTGCCTCTTCGGTAATCGAGAAGCCCAGAGCGATGGTCTCGTGGGTGTACCGTGCAGTGAAGGCTTCTTGCGCATTGTCATAAGCAATGGCTTGGCCCTCGTTCTTCACTGGTGCAGCACCGAAGCCAGACAGCTTGGTTTCTTCTTCAAACGAGCGTTCCGATTTCTCGGTCTCGTAGATTTCCTTGTGCTCTTCGCCGTAACGTGCGTACTCCAAGCCAAACAGTGCGTTCAGACCGGGGAGCAGTTCTTTGAGTAGTTGTGCGCGTGAAATTGCCATGATTTAGCTCCTTACAGGCCGACAGCATTGCTGTATGTGTGATAACCGGGGTTGAACTTCACCAAAACATCGGTGAAAGCATCGCCCACAGTCGAGAAGCCCTGCATATTCACAAAGCCGACGATACGGAAAGCAGCGGTAGTAGTCACAGGACTAGCCGTCACAGCCGTATTTGAGTTGCCGTTCTGGGTAGAACCGGTGCTCGTGCTTTGGACAGCGTTCAAGAACACGTTAGCGCCCAAGTCAGCTTGAACCAGTGAACCAGCAGATTGCACTTGGAACACGGCGCGGTCATCATCAATAACATACGCAGTAATCGCCGTGCCAGCCGGAGCAACCGTATTAGCAGGATAGTACTGGGCAAAGATAACTTGACCTTGTGCGTTCACGTACGAGCAACCAACAAACACGCCGATGCAGCCAGTGTTAGCCGTACCAGTGGGGAAACCATTGGTTGTAGCGTCAGCACCAGTAGCGGTAGCGATTTGCAGAAAGCCCGAGGCATTGGTAAACACGAGTGAACCGTTGAAGATGTTCGTGTTGTAACCAGCAGGGTTAATTACAAACTGTCGCGTGCTACCCGCATAAGGTAGACCGCCCAGCTCATTTACGGCTTTAAAGCCATAGGGGGAAGCAGTTGATGCCATGAGGCACTCCTTTATTTAGAACCTGAACCAAATCCCTGTCCGCGACTGGTTGTTGACTTGCGGTCAGAAAACAGCGGCATTCTAGGGTCATTATTTCGCATGAAGTGATTGTCCACTGACTCCATCTGGTTTTGAGACTGTTGGTTGTAGTAATCCTCACGGGACTTTGCCATGTCGGAAGCCATCTTGCAGAGCATGAGACCGCCAATTTCGACATTTCCTGTTTTGTCACTACCCGCCAGCATCAATTCTGGATGGTCCACTGCTTTTACCGGTTCCCAGCCTTCGCGCATCTTGCGAGACACGTTGGTTGGATTGGCTTCGCCTAGCAGATGGGTCATTACCCAGCGATACACATATCCCGGCTCTGGAGTCGGGTCGGGCAGCGCTGATGGTGGCACATATACAGGACGAGCAGTTTTGTCGCGTGATACAAGCTCACGAGGGGTACGATTTTCAGCCATTATTTCTCTCCAATTTAGCAACTTCAACAGCATACTGCTGCGGGGTTAGTCCATACTTTTTAGCCAACGCGATTTGCGTAGCCGTAAGCTGAATTTTCTTTGCGCCCGAAGAACGCGCTGCGGGGGCAACAACCGAGGTTGGCCGTTTTGGAGAGTCACTTGACTTCCGATCTTCTGTTTCCCCAAAAACTTCAGGGAACTTAGACTTCACGCGTGCGTCAATGCGCTCGTAATATTCGTCACTTCGCGGGTCAACCCCGTTATTGACTAGATTTTGGTGCAGCCCTAGTGCAAAGCTGGTAACTTCTTCAAACCCATTTGACCCGAACCACTGGTTTTTTGCCTGCCAGCGCAGCGTCTTTTCGTCGGGTTGCACCTGTTGAGGTGCTGGTTGTCTAGTTTGTACCTCATATTCTTCCTGTTGTAAAGGGGGCGGACGAAAGTTTTTAGCCGCAGAAACCTTCATCTTCGCATCAGTAAGAGCTTCTTGGGCACCTACCAACGCGTCGGAATCGCCTGCCTCGTATGCAGCTTTATATTCACGGCGGGCTTTATCCAGTTCAGCCTCTGCTGCGGTCTTAGCCATCTCGCCATACTGCTGCGTGCCGTTGTCCACATACGTCTTGAGTTTTTTATTCTCGTCTTGCATGTGCTGCGCAAAGCGTTCCAGCTCCTGCTTTTCGCGCTGGATGGCCTCTTTAGCTCGTCGCTCATCGTGGCGGGCATGTGTCAACTCTTTGATACGGTCTTGAGCACCTTTGGTGTAGTTCTCAATTTCGGCATCGGTTGGGTCGAGTACTTCTCGGTCTAACGGCCTGCGGCCCTTATCTCGTTCCGGTGTGTCATCGACAATCTCAATTTCGATGTCGCCGTCGTCTTGTTGCGAAACGGGACCCGTAGTTTCTTCTTCGTCTGGAAATTTGTATGTTTCTGCCATTTTGTGCTCCTTTAAGCGCGGGTTAACCCACGGGGGTCTTGGACGACGGCTTCCACCTGATCGTCATTTATCAAACGGAACTCTTTTCCGTAGATTTTGAAGCGCGTACCAGAATAGGTACGCACAAGAACGAAGTCACCTTCCTTACACCACGGACCTGCGGAGAACTTAGTGGTGTCTTGGTAGGCAGAGGGGCCGACTTTTACGACGAACAGCACCGTTGTGGCGTGCTCTTCCTGTTTCATAAACTGGCCTGCTTTGACGATGGAAGAGTTCTCAAACGTCTCAACAACGTCAGGAACTGCGCAAAGGATTTTCCATCCAGAGGGGTCGGGGAGCTGGCGTGCTTTCTCTTCGTCGGTGGCTTCTACCGTGGGGGCTTCGGTTAGATGCGCCGTTTCGGGCAGCACAAAGCTGTTGGGTTCAAGGTTAAGTTCACTCATCTGATTCTTCCACTTTCTTAGCAAGGTCAATTAAGTAACGCTCTGCAAGGGCAAGACCCTGAACTACCCCGCAGAGTTTTTGGTATTGATCGAACGACTGGCAGACTCCCGAGGAGAGGTCATCTGCGTAGTTATTCATATCGGTGCGTATTTGTTCGCGCAATACGCGTGCGAAGTCTTGAATCATTTAAATAACTTATCCTTTTGGTGGTTGGTTTTTGTTTGTCGCCTGTTGGCGACTCTTTGCGATATCGATGCCCATGCGAACACCGTCTCGTTCTTGGCTGGCTTGCAGTGTCTTGTCAGCTTGCGTTGCCTGTTGGCCCGCCTTAAACCCGTCAAGCTGCATCTTGCCTTCCAGCGCCTGTTTCTTCAGCTCCAGCTCGTCCGCCTTAGTAGCTGCATCAATCTGGAGCTTCTTCTCCTTGACAGAAACTTCACGTTCCTTGATCTTCATGTCCTGCTGTTGTAACTGAACAACTGGGTCTTGGGCTTGCTGCTGCGCCTGCTGCTGTGCGGCCTGTGCTTGGCTCTGCTGGAGAACCTGCTGCGCTGCCTGCGCCATCATCCCCGACAAGGCCAGTTCAATCTGCGGAGGCAGCTTCTCGTCTTCCGGCGGCAGCGGCATACCCAACTGCTGCTCAATCTTCTGGCGGTAGCCGTACCCGACGTGCTCGGCAATGTGCGCCATCATGGCACCCTGAAGCATCTGTGCCTTGGGGTTTTGTCCAACCAACTGCATGATGATGGGGTCTTGCATAGCGGCCATGTGCACTTTGATGTGCGACTCGTGGTCTTGGTACATAAACGCCTTGACCGGAGCACCTTTAAGAATCTCCATGTTTTCCGTCACAGGGTCTCTTGGCTTCTGGTCGTCCGGCATAGGCACGAGTTTTTCCGCGTTCTTGATGCCAAGCACCTCAAGCATCTGGCGGTGCAGGTACGGCTGGTCGTAAATGGTGGGAGCCATCTGTGCCATCTGAATAACTGCCTGATACTGCACTACCCGCTGCGACATGGTGGCTGCATTGGGGTCTGACACCGGGATAATGTCAACGTGGTTGTAGTCCTCGGCCTTGGCCCTACGTCCGCCTTTTTCTGGCTCGTAGTCGTAGTCTGGGTCTGTGTAGTCGCGTATCAACCCGGCCAGTAAGCGCAGCTCTTGCTTGAAGCTGTAGTGCAGTCGTGCCTGAACTGCTGACATCACTTTGAGCTGGCGTTCCAGCAACGCTAACGTGGTCCCCACGGGGGCGTTGGCCGACATATCGGCTACTTTCATGTCCGCAGTGGCCGCAAACCGACGACCTTCTTCGACAATCGTACCCAGCAAGGCGAACAGAACTTGGCTTGGCTCCTTGTACGGCAGGGGCAGGATGTTGTCGCGCAGCGTGCCCGAGCCAATGTCTACGTCACGAAACTCGCCGGGGGCAATCGGTGTGTCATCACCCTTAATCCGAAGTCCGCGAGACTTGAGACCTCCGGGGAGATTGGACAGTGTTCCCGCATCAACGAGCTGGCGCATGATGCTGGTTGCTGACTTGGCAAACCCGCCAATGAGGTGGAACAGACCGAAGCCGTAGGCACCAAATCCGGGGATGTATTGGTAGTGGACGAAGTGCTGTCGCTTGAGCTTGAGGTCATCGCTCTCCAACCAGTTGCGCCGAATTGACAAGACATCATTAGTTCCTTTAATTAGGGTTACTACGTAGGGAAGCGCAATGCCTGTAGGCTCGCCGTCTTCGTCTTTATCTTCAAATCCCGGTAGGTCCAAGTCTACATGGCATTCCATCAGGATGTAGCGGTCGTCGTTCAGATCACTAAAGCCCGTCTCTTTATCCTTGGCCTTCTCGATGTTTGTCTGTTCCCGGCTAGGGTCGCCAAGGTCTATGTCGCAGTAGAACCCCGCCTGCTGCAACTTAACGATGTCATTCTTGGTCTTGCGCATAACATGCGTCAAGCGGTAGCAGGTATCCAAATCTGTCGTGCCGTACGGCAGAACGATGTCTTCGGCAGGCACAAACATGGACACTTGTCGGCCCAGACTCGGGTCGAAGTACACCTTCTTAAAGGCCGAACCCGTAGCGGGCAGTGACCACAGCATCCGCTCGTGTTCTGGGCGGAACTCTCGCATCACGTCCGTCAGCTCGTAGTTCATGTCTGCTTGGACACGTTTGGCCGCTTGCTGCTTCTCGGGGGTCTCTTTGCCGATAATTTTGGTGCGCACCGGGCCAGCGGCAGGGAATGTCTCGGTAATCGTCTCGCTCTGGAACCGCACAACTGCTTCAGTAATCATGGGGTGGAACACGCCAGAGGCACCATTCCAAGGCTCTGTACGCTCTTCGACCTGCAAACCTAACAGCTTTAAGCCTTCGGTGTAGGCTTTTTCCCACTCCTTGCGGGACTGCCTGTCGTTGTCGATGTCGCTTTCCAGATCACCAGCCAGCGTCTCAATGGCGCTTGCGTCCATATCATCGACCAAGTTCGCCCCGAAGTCGTTATCGGCTTCTGCCTCAACCTTGGCTAACTCCAACTCAAACCCCGGACCGTGGATACTGACCCCTTCCGGGTCAACAATCTCAATCTCGATAGCCTCTTCGTCTTGCCCCAGTGCGTCGATGCCCTGCGGCTGCTGGAATAGTGCTTTGTCGATGTTCGTTGCCATAATCGTTCCTAATAATAAGCAGCGCGGCGGGAGCCTGCAACCTGCTCTGTGTCCAGAATATCAGTACCCAGCCGTATAAGCCCACCCTTGCGGATGCGAATTAGCGCTAGCGTTACTGCGTCAACCTGATCGTCGTTCTCTCCAGAAGGAAACGCAAGTATCTCATCTACGACCTCTGTTGCCCAGCGAATTTCAGGGAACCAAACCTGTTTGTTTGTAAACATGTCACTAACGGAGTTCAGTCGTGCAATTTTATCCTGCCCTTTGCCGGGGCTGTAGTCCTGCACGAACAAACCGGAACGCCGCATCTCATCTATTAGTGGCTGGCCGCTGGCCTTTGCCTCCACAATAATGGCATCTGGCTCCCAGTCGCGGGCTTGCTCAAGCGCCATCTTCTTGAGCTCGGGAAACTCCCACTTACCCCGTACACAGTTGAGGCAGATGATGCTATCCACGCCGTCCTCATTAGTCCATACCCCAAACGTCACACAGACGGAATAGTCCGACCGGGTATTGGTAGTCAGCGCTGTGTCATACGCCTGCACAATAAAGTCAACCGACGGCGGGTCCTCATGGGGCCACCACTGAATGTCATCCTTCTTGATAATCGCGGACTCTTGCGCTGTTGGGTTCTGCTGGTACTGTGCGTTCCACTGCCATGCAGGCATACTAGCCTTAGTCCGCAGGAGTGATTCAAGTGACCACTGTGCAGGCCACAGGGATTTAAGATTTACCGCGGGCTCCTCGGGGGAGTACTCCATGTGGTCTAGCTCGGCCTTCGGGTTGGGAATTTCCAAGATCGCTGGGAACTCAAAAATCTCGTATTGGTCTCCATCCTCATTCAAAGCACCGTCTTTAATCAGACGACCAATCAAGTCTCGCTGGTGCCAGCGCGTGTTATGGCTCACCACGCCGTTGGCTAAGAAATTTTCGGTGCCTTCGACCTGAATGTCAAATACGTCTTCGTCCCCATCAGGGGTTATCGAGACTATCTCGTCGAGCGTGATGCTCAATGTACGCAATGGCTTTGCAGAGTAGCTCGGCTGTGTTCCGCTCTTTGAGGATGAGATTGCAAGAGTTGCAGAGCAGTGCCCGGACTTTGCCAGTTGTATGGCAGTGGTCAACAGCGAGCGGGCGAACTGTCCAAGTCGGTGGGGTATTCCCCCTGTGTGGAGGTTCGCTACAAATTGCGCACAGGCCGTTTTGAGTTGCGAGCATACGGTCGTATTCAGGGCCAGTGATCCCATACTTTGCTTTGAGGTGGGAATTACTTCGCCTATCCGGGCAGTAATGCGTCCCTTCAAGTTTGCGCTGAGCGTGTCGAGCTTTGTTCCCACAGGAAACACACAGCCCTTTGGCATATGCAGGAGCGTCACACCCATCGGTACTGCAAATCTTTCCCTTCCATTGCCCATGATGCCCCATAGGGTATTGGATTGCATCTGGGTTCTTGCACCGATGCCACTCCCTAGCTTTGCAGGCAGTACACAAACTGGGTTGTAGTTTAGACTTCCCGATCCGCGTACATCCGTCCATAGTGCATGGGTGATCTTTGTGTTCAACAACGTCAGGAACCCACCCAAGCGATTTTTTACGGAGGTGTTCTCGGTTATAGCAGGCTTTGCAGGGGCCACGTACGGTTTTGTTGTGCGACAGTCCGTTGCACCCGTCGTTGACACAAGAGACATACCGGGCTTCAAGTTGCGTACTTTGATCCATTGCTCTACCCCATTTAGGTTTACAAGAAACGGATGCCGCTCGTTACCCCTGAGTATAACACCAGACTTCAAGGCTATTGAATAAATATGATCTACCCCTTGGTTTGCCCACCCAAGAACCTTAGCCGGACGGATTGTTCCATTGTCATAGCTGGCGACCATATCCCCGGGGCGCACATCTTTAAGGGGTTTGCCTTCGCCGCTAGCAAGCGTAACGCGGGTGTCCCCAGTCATGCAGTGGAGGACACAAATCTTGCCCCCGGGCATCAACCGAGTCCGCAGGCCCGAGCGGAACCACTCGTAGATACCATCAAGGCTTGTAGTATTTCCAGACTTAATGTCTTGTTCGCTGATCGGATCGTCGACCACAATTAAGTGTGCACCACGGCCCGCCAGAGCGCCGCCGACACCTGTAGCATAAACTTCACCACCCTTGGTAGTGTTCCACTTACCCGCAGCTTTAGCATCGGCAGCAATCTGCACACCGGGGAAAATAGACTTGTACTCCGCGGTCTGCATCAAGTTTCGCACCTTACGCGCCATATCAACGGCAAGGTCGACCGTGTGCGAAGCCACAATCAGCTTATGGTCTGGGTGCTTTCCGAGGTACCAAGCGGGGTAATAGATTGAAATCATCTGCGATTTACCAAACCGGGGAGCCATACTGACCGCAATCCGGTCTTTTTCGCCCTCTTCAACCTGCATCAGCAGGGCCCCTAGCCGCTTTAAGTGGACTCCAAACTTGTATGCAGGGTCTACAGCGGCAATAAATGCAAGAAAGTCCATTTGGGCCAACCGCTGACGCTTGCGTGCGTCTAGCTCGTCCATCAAAGTCATCAGAGATGCCATCTCTTCGTGCGTCATACTGCTAATATTACTTAGCAACTGCTCGGTTTCGAGTTCTGCGGTCATTTAGACATCCGTGATATCCGCAGGGGCTGGCAAGATATCGTTCTGGTCTGCTTCTAGAGTCTTCATCAGGCGCTCACGCAGCAGTTGCTCCAGCTCTTCAGTAGGCCGATGCCGCATGGTAATTTCAGTTTTGTCGGTGAACAGGCCCACATCCGAGATTTTGCCCAGCAGCTCGTAGCACTTGATACGGATACGCGGGTCTGGGTTCGTAGAGTCAATGATGAGCTTGTTGGTAACGTATGTGCGGAGCTGTGCCGCAGACTGAATGACTACTTTGTCGTACTCATCTAGGATTGCCTTGAGATGCACAATGGTGCCGGGGGACGACAGCAGGGTCTCGGTCGGGGATTTAAGTCCAGTGAACACTGCACGGGCATCGGAGATGTCTGCATCGGATACCTCAACGTCGTCGCAGATTTCGGCAAGGGAATTAAATGCAGCGTTGATACGTGTTTGCAAATCCTCAAACGTAGGAGGATAGGGGGCGTAGGGGATGTCCGTGTCGATGACCGGGTACTGCATAATTTTTCCGCGACCTGTAGTAAGGCGATACGGCAGTGTACTTGAAATGCAGGGAAATTTTATAAAATTTTTTAGGGGTGTGTTTTTTCTTCGGGTGGGGGGTGTTTTGCTAAGCCAAATAAAAATACTTGTAGTCCGGAACGTGGGCTTGACTTTGTTGCGCTACGTCAAGCGGAGGTATTTGCGAGTGCTACGCTCAGTGTATAGCAGTGACAGCGCCGACCATCAAATAGGCTGGGTGGGCGTGGGGTGGGTCGACTACTATGAAAACCCCGGGAACGCTGCGCCGCTGCGCCGTCTAAGATTAGACACTTGACAATGTATAGGTAAGAGAACATAATAGATATATCGGACAAGGTGTCGCATTGATGTCCCCGATACACGAAAGATTCCAAAATGCCTAAAGTAACCACTGCTTCCACCATTCCATCGTTTAACAAGAACGCATCTACTATCATCGCGGGTTATCGTAAATTTGATAAAGCATCTGCATCGTTCTCACAAACTCTTGTAATGTCATTTCAGCAATACATCGATGCGTGTGCCATTGCGGGCGTATCACGCGACAGGGCCGGGGTTACTGCCATTGGCAAGGGTATGCGCGATTGTCAGATCATTGTCGATGCTCAAGCCGTTGGATATGTTGATAAGACGTTTACGGAGTATGTGCAAAGCGCCATGCGCGCTTACTTTCACAATGTACCGTTTGCGCCAAGCCTCAAGAATGACCCGGCCATGAAAATACCCGGCAAAGATGGTAGCGTTAAATCAGCGGGTAGCGTGAAAACTACAAGCAATGAAGCATTATATAAGACACTCCGAAAAGCCTTAGAACAAGCCCGGATTTTAGGGCTTGATGAGCAAGCGGCGGGCCTGCTTGATTTTTGCCTTGATACATTTACCGGGTTTTCAGAAACCGAATCCGCCACCGTCTAATCTTAGACAGCCAAACCAGAACCCGCCACTGTGCGGGCTTTTTCACGTCTGTACTTTTTGCCCGCCACTGTGCGGGCTTTTTGCGTTTGGCCCTGCGCCATCTAACATTAGACGCAAAGTTTGCAGGGGCGAAGCGGGGACTACTATGAACAAATTGAGCACCTAGCGACCATTTGGAGCACCTAGCGCCGGGTAATATTAGATGATGTGTATTACGATATGTTTGTACCCTCTAAATTCCATGTAACGCCCTTTGTAACGGGATTTGTACCAGTAGGTAAGATTTGGAGATAAATGTCTTATCTCGACAGCATTTCATTACGAATCGCTTGATTCTGCCCATAAACTAAGCAAAAACAGGGCAAAAACAAGCGGTGCGAGCGTAACGAAAAACCAAGAACCCCCTATATATAATAATTCTATAATTGATAGATAGTAGCATCCACTCCGTTACGTGCTTTTGCTTTTAAGAAAGCTGTGGCGAATTCCCAAGCGCCCACTTACAGCCAGCTTGTTTTGGAGAGTTTTAAAAGTTTGGAAACCCTTGTTTTAGGGGGGTCTGATCCTCTGTAGGCGCTCGCTCCCCGGAAAATATAAACTGACTAAAAGCAACAGGCTATCAACCCCCTGCAAGCCTCGCCCAGCATCAAAATCTACGTGATGCTCTCACGTACCAAAATCGCGTTACATAGTCTTGTAGGTAATAATTCTCTAGATATTCCTACCGAATTACGCTACACGACAATCCTTATGGTATACTTGACGTTCTTAAATACACCGGAGCTTCTCATGCACACATATTCCTATTCCGACCTGCACATCAATGCCCAAAACGGGCGCGTCTACCTCACACACCCCGGAGCCACTGACCCCCTGCCGACCGCCCTTCGACCTCTTGAATTCGATAATCAACTCCTTTTCGTGATTGGTAGCGAAGTAGATGCGGAGTTCTACGACGCAGAGGTAATCATCCGCGGCCTGCTGGGGGCTGCAAATGAGTTGGATTTACCCTTGCCTGAGCCAGTAACCTGCCACGCCCTTGTTGCCTTCTCCCTTGTTGATAGGTCTTTTTATTGGGGCCTTGCTATGGGGCAACGCGAAGCGTATCTACAAACTCTAGTCGGCAGTGCGGCTTTGGCACTGCAAATCCAAGAGAACGCTACCCGCAATGGGTTAATCATTCGCCCTACGTCACGTGTCCCGACTCTTGTGCAGTCCATCCAAGAGCAGATCGCCAAAGATGGGCGTTCCCGCGCACTGCTAGCCAAAGTCCAAGACTCCACAACAGATTTCCAATCACCCATGCCCCACGAAGTAGAGTCCATTGATTCACGTCCATTTATGGTTATCGGCAAAGCCCCTGCAAATAGCCTTGCACGTATGGAGCGTAGCCGGGGTGGATACAGCGAGCAGTCCATGCGTATCAAGTGGCCGTTCAAGGAAATGCAGGTGGGGGACAACGTGCGGATTGAGTGCAAACTAGCCAAGCGAGCCCAGACCGCCGTCCACGTATATGCCGCACGCACGGGGAAATGCTTTAGCACGCAGACCACCCGGGGAACGGGGCATCTGACTGTGACCCGCCTGATCGACCGCCAAGGGCGCTAGCCAAAGGAGTATGAGATGAAAACCCAAACAACCCCGATAAAGTGGGAGTTTCGCGGTATGGCGGTAGGGGACTCGGTGCGGGTTCCAGCAAGCCTTGCGGCCAGAGCGAGGGCTTCTGTATCCGGGTGCACAGTCTACAGCCGGGGGAGGCTTTTCTTTGCGGTGACTGAGACCCCCGACACGGGTGACTTGCTTATAACGCGGGTTGCCCAATGTCCAGACCCAAACGCATCATGGTGGGCAACGCGCAAGGATGACCCCATCTACATGCTGCTGGTGGGCGAGTAACTATGACGCAGGGGGACACCCACCCCTGCCGTCTAACATTAGACGGAGCAAATACCACTTGACAAAGGTAAGTTAATGTGTTACACTATACATATCGAGTCGGACATCGTTCCACTCACAGCCACCACCTACACCATCGGGGCTACGTTCATTAACAATTCAATAGAGTGTTGTATAACATATTTGGGAACATCAAGCCCATCTAATGTTAGACAACACGCAAGCCGCCGCTGCATCAATGCAGAAGCCCAACAGACGACAGACCGCCAAGCCACGGGTCAGACAATCTCCCCGGGCAAGAAGGCGTAGGGTAAGGGATAGATCAAACGACTCCCGCCAAGCCCCTGCTCGATACGGTGTAGACAGACCCACCACCTGCCGATAGACATTGAGCAATACAAAAGCATGGTGCTTAAATGCTTTGGGACTAACGCAGCTAACCCCTGCGGCCCACGGTGTCGGAACCCTACGGGGGATACGCCGACGACGACCAGCTATCGCACCAAGAGATAACCAAACGCAAGGCAAACGCATACTAAACGCTGGCCGTCTAATCTTAGACGGCGCTGAAAATTCAGCTTGGAGCCCACAGACGTGGGTTCTGACTTGGCATTTTCCAAGATATAGGAGATATGAAATGAAGTTCGTATACATCCCGGCAGGGAACTACAAGATTGGGCAGATATTACAAGTGCGCGGCAAGCCCGTGCTGGTAGAGAGTTACTCGCACACAGGACACAACCTGATTGTGACAACCATCGAGAACGCGCCGCGCTTCGAGCGCATGTTGTGCATCTGCACAGACGACCAACCCATCGAGGAGCAATCATGACCCGAGTAGAAATAGTAGAGCGGGTAGTGCTCCTGCTTGCCCTCATCGTCGTAGCCCTCGACGTTTTAGTTTTCCGCCCCTGACCCCAACCCGTCTAATATTAGACTTAACCAACGAAAGAATGATATGAACATGTATACCAAACTCGCCGCGGCCTTGGAAAAAACCAAGTATCTGCGCGGCCAATACAAGGACGATGCCCCTGCCGACCCTAAACGCAGGGCACGCAACCACGTACGGATTGTCAGCTATGCAGACAAGATGGTGATTCGTATGCACAACACAGACATCATCAAGGCGTATCCCGACGGGTCAATCTGCCTCGACGCGAGGGGGTGGTACTCTAACCCTACGACGCGGAAAGCATTCAACGATGCGTTCAGAGCATACGGCACCGAGCCTCGCCTATACATCGGCTCGAAGGTTGTGTTCGGCCTGTCACAAACCGCCCTGTTCGTGGGGGGCAAGACGTACCTATACTACGACGGCATGACGTTCGACGCAGAGGGCGTACTTACCAGCGTCCCACATCCGTTCCGTGCCCGGCGGATCGACAAAGCCGAGACCGCGGAGCTTGCCGAGGGTGTCAAGAGCTCAGGGTTCAAAGATATGTTCCCCCTGCTGTATGCCACCTGCCAGCCCACGGATACCCCGGTGTACGTTTCCCGTGCCAATCTTGTTGACATGCTGACCTCGGAGCAGAGCGCGAACAAGTGGTCGGAGCTGGTGGCTACATATAAGTACACCCACATGGGGGGCTGGAATTCCCAGCGCCACGAAGTCGGCAATGCGAAAACCTGCTGGTCGTCGATTATGGCTGTCGCCAAGGCGGGTATGTATCGCATCGTTGACTCTACAACTACTGAGATTCTCGACGGCATCCCGCCAAAGTTTTCCCCCGCAGTTCTCCCCGCTAACCCCGTCTAATATTAGACACATCTAGGAATCATTATGCAAGTAACTCTCAATCAAGCAGCCACACTCGTTCGCACATGTGGCAATACCAACACCTTCCTCATTCGTGGTGCACCGGGGGTAGGTAAGTCATCCATTCTCAGCAGCCTTGCCAAAGAGATGCCGGACTACCTCCCGTGCTACATCGACGTAGCCAACCTCGACCTTGGGGACTTGGGTATGCCAGTCATCGACCGCGAGGCTATGACAACCAGCTACGCACCCAACAGCCGCTTCGGTATCGGCAAGGGTCAGAATCGTCCGGTGCTTCTAATGTTAGACGAGCTGGGCAAGGCATCACGCCCTGTACTGAACATGCTGCTGCCCGTGATTCTTGAGCAGCGGCTGGGTGATGTGACGCTGCCCATTGGCTCCATCGTATTCGGCACGACCAACCTCGACACCGACGGCGTGGGTGACAACATCCCCGCCCATGCGTTCAACCGTATGAGTGTGCTGGACATGGCAAACCCCACATGCGATGAGTGGCTGGGCTGGGCTGTGAACCACAACATTGTCCCCGAGGTCATGGCGTTTGCTAGGGATTACCCGCAGGTATTCGAGCGCTACGATCTGGTCGATACCAACGACAAGAACCCGTACATCTTCAACCCGATGACGGGCAACACCAAGGCATTCTGCTCGCCGCGTTCGCTGGAGAAGGCATCCAACTTGGTGGCGCAGCGTGAAGTGCTGGGCGACTCTCTGCTAGCCGCACTGTGCGGTACTGTAGGCGAAGCCGCGGCGCGTGACCTCGAAGCTAACGTGATGCTGGCCGATGAGATGCCACGCTTTGCTGCCATCATGGCTGACCCTACGAAGTGCAGACTACCGGGCGGAGTGGGCGCATACTTCCTGATGGCGTTCAGCTTGGCAGCGCGGGCCAATCCCGAGAACCTCACGGCAATCATGACATACGTGGGCAGGTTCGAGTCGTTCGAGGCCAGCACCCTGTTCCTCACGCAGCTTGCAAGCAACAAATCCAAGGTCGGCTTCGCATGTAAGAACGCGGCGTTTACCCGCGCAGCAGCAGCAGTCGGTAAGTTCTTCTAAGGAGCTGCCATGAATAAAGAAGAAGCGAACGAGTTTCTGAGCAGGCACCGTGCCACTACCTCAAAGCAGGACAAGAAAGACAGGCATATGTCAACCATGCGAGATGCTCGCCAGAAAAACCTATACGCAAACCCCTGCCCACCCATACCAGATGCCAAGGCCCGCATAGCCGAAGCAATTGCTCAAGCCGAACAGACACAGCGCAATATTGACGCGCTCGACAATGAAGGAGAAGAAGAATGTTAGTCATTGAGAAAACGTCCAACGGACGCACCATCGTCACGTTGAAGAAAACATGGCACCCGGGCCGCATTGGTCTGGCATACATACCAAAGGTGCGCACGATGGATGCGCATGAAATCCAGTGGCAGAAAGTTCTGAGTAAGTATTCACATGTCTAATATTAGACTTAACCAAAGGAAATAATATGAACGCGTCCGACCGAATCAAGAAGTCCCATGTAGCAATCATGCGGCACAAGAAGTTCTGTACCTTCTCGGGACTGCTGTCATGCGGCAAGGTGGAGATTACTACCGAGATACCCACGGCCTGTACGGATGGGTGGAACCGCAAGTACAACCCCGACTTCGTGGGCACTCTTGATGATGCTGAGCTCAACATGCTGGTGCTGCATGAATGTACCCACGTTGCGTATGCCCACCTGCGGATATGGAAAGACCTCTGGAAAGAGAACGCACAGCTCGCCAATATTGCAGCGGACCACTTCGTCAACTTGTCGTTGATGGATACCGATGCAGGTGCTGGCTTTATCAAGATGCCCAAGGTCGGTATTCAGCCTGACCCGCAGTACCGGGGTAAGTCAGTGCGGCAAATCTTTGACATGCTCAAGCAGAACCCACCTCCCAAGGGTGAGGGTAGTGGTGACGGCAAGCCCGGTGACGGCGGGGATATGGACTCCCATGACTGGGAAGCTACGAGCCAGCAGAGTGCAGAGGAAGCCGCCAAGCAGGGCGACGAAGTACAGCGGGCATTACGTCAGGGGGAGTCCGTGCGGCGCAAGATGGCAGGTACGGGTAGTGGGGGCGCTGACGGGATGTTCGGTGACTTGCTGAACCCCAAGGTTGACTGGCGCAAAGTCCTGCGAGAGTTCATCACCGAGACCTGCGCTGGCCGCGACGAGTCCACATGGCGCAAACCCAACCGTAGGTACTTGGCCGAGGATATCTACATGCCGTCGATGGTGGGCACCACTATGACGGAGCTTGTCATTGGCTTCGATACGTCGGGCTCAGTGTTTGGCGGCGCAGAGACGACGCGGTTCGTGTCTGAGGTTACGTCCCTCATCAACGAGCTCAAGCCAAGCAAGTGCCACGTTATCTATTGGGACACCGCGGTGGCAGGGCATCAGGTGTTCGAGGACGGGCAGTTTGCCGTGCAGAGTCTCAAGCCCAAGGGCGGTGGCGGCACAGACGGCTCGGTTCTGTTCGACTACCTGCGTGAAAAGCGCATCGCTCCGCAAGCCATCGTGCAGTTTACTGACGGGTATGTTGGTAGCTGGGGGCACTCTGACTGCCCGACTCTCTGGGCGATTACCACAAACATCCGTGCCCCCTACGGCACAACGATCAAGATCGGAGATTGACATGAAAACAGTAACCGTATCCGAGCTTCTAATATTAGACAAGAAGCGTTTCGAGAAAGAGTACTACTCGTGGCATACGTACACCCCCGACTACGAGTGGTGGGACACCAGCTACGAAGACTTCAAGGCGAAGTGCAGAGCATTGGGCATAGCTGTCGATGACATTACGTTCAATGGGTTCTATACGCAAGGGAGTAGTGCTGCGTTCTGCGGGACAGTTGATGTGGGCGCATACATGGAGCAGCACAACCTCACTGAGTCCTATCCGGCGCTGTACCTAGCAGTGAAGGATGATGGGAGTTACGTCCGTATCAGCACATCGCATCGGGGGAATATGAGCAGCGATGGGGGTAACGAGTGTGCGAACCAGACAGCACCATCCGGCGTGTTCAGCGACTTGCCGCAAGAAGATTGGGAGGAGCTGGTTGAGGAGCAGGCCAGCGAAGCATGTCTGGAAGATGGCGTATTGGCGTGGTGTAACGACTTGGCATCGGGCCTTTACTACGAGCTTGAGAATGAGTACGAGTACCTGACCAGCGAAGAATCGTTTATCGAGAGTTGCGAGTGCAACGAAATCACATTTGAAATTGAAACAGAGGAAGAAGAATCATGAAACTACTTTTTAGTATCAACGGGCACAACTTACTGCTCACATCGACACAGGCTGAAATTATTGCGGAGACACTGCATGGTTGCGAAATGATCGAGCATAAGTACATGGGGAGCAAGCTACCGAAGGGTCAGGAGTACGTCGACCTAATACGTCCGAGTAACCCACGGGAATATCTCAAGGTCGGTATGTTGTCCAACATGGACTACGACGCAATGGTATTTGTAACTAACCAATTGGATGGAGCTTAATCATGGCTAAAAATATCGCTGGTGTGGCACGCGCCGCTATGCTCGTTGACCTCAACATTTCCACCTACTCGGGGCGCAAGCAGGACAGGGCAACGCAGGAGGAGGTGACTACCTCCAAAGGCGCGGGCTCCAAGCAAGCCGCGTCTGTCTACAAGAACCTGTTTGCTAACTGCGCTGAGCTTATGGCGATCACCAAGTTCCAAGCCCGGGCTCGCGCAGAGCACTACCGGCTAACACTACCGTGGGCTGACAATGGTTCGCGGCTTTTGCCTACAGCATCCTTGCTTGACTACACCGCAACGATGGGTAAGTTTCAGACCGAGTTCGATCAGCTTGTAGCAGCATTCGTTGCCAAGTACGACACCCTCGTGGCGGCAGCAGCGTTTCAGTTGGGCACACTGTTCGACCGTAGCGAGTACCTGAGCAGCGGGCGCGTGGCACAGCGGTTTCACATGGGTATCAGCTATACACCCTTGCCATCGTCGGGAGACTTCCGGCTAGACATTGAGTCCGAGGTGCAGGCTGACCTCATCAAGCAGTACGAGGCCCGCGCCCAGACACTGCTGGCTACGGCAAACCAAGACGCATGGACTCGACTGCATACAGTTCTGAGCCGCCTGAGTGACCGTCTAATCGTAGACGAGGACGGTAAAAAGAATGTATTCCACGACACCATCGTGACTAATGCAGCGGAGCTTTGTGACTTACTCAAGCCACTGAACGTGACGGGAGATGCTGACTTGGAGCGAGCCCGCCGCCGACTGCAAGAAGCCTTGGAGGGTGTCACCCCAAAAGAACTACGCGACGAGCTGAGCACGCGCCTCGATGTCAAACGTCAGGTTGACGTAATGTTGGAGTCGTACGATTGGGGTCTTAGCAATGACGACGAATAAATTTCACCTCGAGGATAGCCTTCGCACTGTCCATAACCAAGTTACTTCAGGTATGAATATCATCAACGACGACTACATCGAACACCGCTATGAACAGCGCGGCTCCGAGTACACCCTACGCTCATGGAGAGACCGGGAGGTTACGATCACGCACTCTATCCATGCCCGCCCTGACTGGCTTACCAAGATCATTGACATTGCCGTTGTGGGCGGGCATGTGCAGTCGATACCCAACCCACCGCCAGACCTAATCGTTTGGTTCCGTACAGCCAAGGGTAGCGACGACTTGCTGGGGTTCGTTAATTTTACCGACCCAAAATAATCCATCTAATATTAGAAAGATTTTATGAGCTATACCAAATACGACAACATGACCGACGAAGAACTTATCCGCGAGGCCGAGGGTCATGCAGGATTGATTCATGCGTTGAGCGAGCGGCTCGACATGCGGCGCAACCCCGACTCCGTTTTTCATGACCAAGCGCTCTTTATGCGGGCTTGTGGGCAAGAAACCACTGAAGATACACCAGCGCAATCCTGCATGTACCTGAACCTGATTGACGAAGAGGTGCGGGAGTTGAACGATGCGGTATCGCAACGCAATGACGTTGAGACGTTTGACGCGGTTCTTGACATCATCGTTGTCTGCATTGGCTACGGGCTATCTCGTGGGTGGCCGATGGTAGAGGGGTGGGAGGAAGTGATGCGTTCTAACCTTGCCAAGATTGGCAGCAACGGGTTTGTACAACGCCGTGAGGACGGGAAGATTATCAAGCCGGACGGTTGGAAGGCACCGGACCTTCAAGGCGTGTTAGATGAACATACTTGGAGTTCCACATGAGCATACACACCGTAATCAAAAACCTATTCAAAACGCCGACCCCACTACAGATGGCGGCTAATGAGCTGGCAGAGGCAGAGCGCGAGCTACTCAAAGCAGAGACGTACGCGGAGTACGCCGGGAGCATCGTCGCGTACAACACAAACCGAACCAAACGCTTACGAGCGTACATGGCGGCACAAACACTTGCAGAAAGACGCAAACCCAAGGAGGACGTATGAAAGACGACGATTACATATTCACCGCTGAAGAGTTTTTTGACCGCCTCGACAGGTGGATGCGAAACGCGCAGATTGTTTGCTTGGTGCTTACCCTTGCAGCATTTGCGTTTCTTGTTTATGTATTTTTGACAGGAGGTGCAGCATGAAACCAACACCCGGCCCTTGGAGGGCAGTAGGCGGAGCAATACGCCCCGAGACTGCAAAAGGCTACACAGGTGGCTACGCGCCAATCCTTTCGGCGCAGCACGACAAGAGGTTACCTGACAACCGCGAGGCTAACGCAAAGCTGGCTGCTGCTGCACCTGAACTACTTGAAGCGTTGCAGTGGTTGATGCGGCAAGTGCCAGAACCAAGCCTGCCCGGAGACTACACGACTGGGTATCTTGCTTGCAAAGTTGCGTTGCATAAAGCGACTGGAGCATTCAAATGAACAGAGAAGAACTTATTAAACTGATTGAAGACAACGGGCTAACTTTGCATGGTGACATTGAACACTTTGCCGCCCTCGTTGCCGAGCGTGTCTATACCAAGTATTTAGAACCGCCTGCTCCACGATTGACAGGTACGTTTTCTATCACTGCGGCGGGAAAGTTTAAATGCACTGGATGTACTGGCGTTTGGGGCAGCCGTGACAATGCACAGCACCACTCATGCAAGGACTACCAACAGGAGACAGCATGAAACGCATCACCGAACGGGCTAACGAGCCTAAAACCAAATGGAAATCACTACTATGAAAACCACACTCAACAAAATACGCGACAAATCACCATGCGAAAACGGCTGGAAAAAGCTACTGACTCACTTGGGAAAAACCAAAGCCGACGACGAGCCGCTAGAGATAACGGAAATCCTTGACAGCAACGGGCTTGACGATGCGCTCTGGTGTTTACGTGCTGTAGAGGGCCACGACCGAGAGATACGTCTATATGCAGTCTGGTGCGCTAGACAGGTGCAGCACCTAATGACAGACAAGCGCAGCCTAGATGCGATAGATGTAGCTGAACGGTTCGCCAATGGTAGTGCGACTCAAGCGGAGTTAGCTGCTGCGTGGAATGCTGCGTGGGCTGCGAGGAATGCTGCGGGGGCTGCTGCGTGGGCTGCGAGGGCTGCTGCGTGGGCTGCGGGGGCTGCGGCAAATGCTGCGAGGACTGCTGCGGGGGCTGCTGCGGGGGCTGCACAAGAAATAGAACTGCGGCGTGTTTGTGAAGGGGTAGCGGCATGAATAAAGACGCATTAAAGCTGGCGCTTGAGGCGCTGGAAGAAACAATTGACATACCTTGCTATGGGGGCCACCCACTACAAGAAACCGCTGCCGCCGTAATCAAAGCAGCCTTGGCCCATCCAGCGCAAGCAGAGCCAAGCCAAGCGCAGCAACTGGTCAACGAACAGGCCGAGGATGAAGTTTTGTGGTGCGATGCACGCACAATTTTTGAAAGCATGCTGCAAGAGGCACTACGCAGGTTACATGCGGCGGTAGAAGCCAAGCAAGCAGAGCCAAACGAAGCCGATCAACTGCTGACAGCGTTGCGCCTTGACCCAGACACATACCGCACAGATGGCGGGTGGCTGAACATCCCAAAGATCGTGGCTGCTATT